ATCTTCAACACGGGCTACAGCCGCGAATGGCGTGAGTGGAACGGCATGCAGTCCGAAAACCTCGACGCGATGGCCGATGACCAGGAAGCGCACGTTGCAGCTATTCGCGCTGACATGGCTGACTACATGCTTTCCGGTGATGCTAAGGTGAAGGTGAAGGGGTATGTCGGCGCCGGTATCACCAACCACGCCAACACCAACCAGGTAGACCTGGGTGCATCCGGCCTGAATATTGACCTGACCACCTCGACTCCTAATGAATCAGTAGCATTCTTCACCGGTCCGTTCGCCAAACTGTTGGACGATAACTACGTTCAGGAGAAGGTAAAGGTGTGGGCATCCCCGGATATCATGCGCAACCTGAACCGACCGTATTCCGATGCCGCTGGCTTCAAGGAAGGCACCGTGCTGGAATACATCCTGCGCTATGGTCGCATTGAGTCGTTCAACCAGACCTTTAAGCTGACCGGTAACCACTTCATTGCGTACGTTCGCAACTCGCAGTACATCAAGACGCGCATCGCCGCGCCGGTGGGTACCTTCATGATCCCGAGACAGAATCCGTTCGATAACTACAACACTCTGGTCTGGAGTGCTGTTGGTCTGCAGATTAAGCGCGATTTCAACGGTCGCTCGAAAGTGTTCAACGCACAGGGTTAAGGGGCTTCGGCCCCTTTTCTTCGGGAGAAAGCATGAAAACGTTAAAGGTCGAGAAAACCGGCTGCTGGGGCATGATTGATGGCGTCTTCCAGCAACTTCCTGTTGGCCACGAATTCGTCGCGGCGGACATTCCTTCAGCTTTTGCTGGTCGTGTATCGGTGGTGGGCGAAGTGGAAGACAAAACGCTGGAAGTGGCTACGCCTGGCAATGATGCTGCAGAGCAGGCAGAGCAGGCAGAGCAGGCAGAGCAGGCAGAGCAGGCAGAGCAGGCAGAGCAGCAGGAAGAATCTGCCAGCAAATCGAAGAAGGCGAAATAACCATGGCTGACCCAATCACAGCGGCAGACGTGCAGGCGTTCCTCGGTGAGTTGGGTTACGCCATCCCCGCCGCGCTGCTCGATCCGATTCTCTGCGTGGTGAACAAGATTATCCCGTGCCTTGATGGTGCGGGGTATGACGAATGCACGGCAAAGCTCATTCTGATGTATGCCGCTGCGCTCATGGCGACGTCTTCTGGTGCCCGGCGAATAAAATCGCAGGGAGCGCCATCAGGCGCGTCGCGCTCGTTCGATTATGGAGATGACGGCATT